TCATGGCAGACGCAAAAACACGGGCTACAGCCCCAAAAAAAGACCCGAAAAAACCCTTGATCCCGATGCCTACATATGCCAACATCTGCCAACAGATGACGCAGGCCGCCACACTGCAGCACCCACTGGCGACCTATGAATGCTGAAACAAAACGACTCCTCCGACAACAATGGCCACACATTGCCGAAGACCTTATTGCCGTAGACGAAGCCGCCGACAAGTGGCTCAAGTGGCGTGCCGATTTGTATCGCCGCAAGAAGGAGAAACGCGCCCATGAACGCGCTCATTCTCACCTACGCAGTGCTGATCGTGCTGACACTGATTGTCATAGTGATCTTGGAGAACAATGACGACGGAGGCGCCGCCTAACATGAAGCGCACCGTTCCCCAAAGCCCCGCCGTCGAGCAAGCCGTCCTCGGCAGTCTTCTCGCTGACCCCAAGCTCATCGACGAGATCGCCGCGCTGCACGCCGATTTGTTTTACACGCCCGCGCATCGTTTCATCTACGAGACCATCTGCGAGATCCGCGGCGAGGGCGGCACACCGAACCTCATCGCCACCACCCAGCGCATCGATGCCGCGCACAAGCTCAACTTTGTCGGCGGCGCTGGCGCCCTCACCGAGCTGCTCTCCCAGTCTGCCGGCGGACCCGCGGGCGTCGAATATCACGCACAAACCCTCCGCGACCTCCACGCCCGCCGCCGCATCATCGACGCCTCGGTCGCTATGCAAGCCGCCGCCCAAGACATGGCCACGGACGCCGACAGCGTCCTCCAGCAAGCCGGCGAGTCCGTCCTTAGCCTCTCCCTCACCACCGCCACCGACTCCATGCGCGCCCCGAGCGCCATCGTGCCCGGTCTCCTCGAAGAGCTAGAGAGCCTCATGGCCGGCGGCAAAAAGCTCGGCCTGCAGACCGGCATCCGCGACTTCGACCAAGTCACCGGCGGACTCCGCGGCGGACAGCTCACCATCATCGCCGGCCGCCCTGCCATGGGCAAAAGCGCACTGATGCTCAACATGGCCGACAACATGTCCCGCCGCGGCGTCCCGGTCGTCTACTTCTCCCTCGAGATGCCCGCCAACGAACTCGCCGCGCGCGTAGTCCTCGGCCGCGCTGAGACAAACACCGAGATCATCCGCAACGGATTCCTCACCGCCAGCATCAAGCACCGCATCTTCGACGCCGCCACGCAATTTTCCACAGAACCCCTCTACGTTGACGACCGCGGCGGACTCACGCTGCTCGACATCCGCGGCCGCGCCCGCCTCGCTGTCCGCCGCTGGGGCGTCAAATGCATCTTCGTCGATTATTTGCAGCTCGTCAGTCACAGCGGCGCCCAGTCGCGCGAGAACGAAGTCGGCTTCGTCTCCCGCGGCCTTAAAGCCATGAGCATGGAGTTAGGCATTCCGGTCGTTGCCGCCGCCCAGGTCAACCGGCAAGCCGAGAACCGCAGCGACAACCGTCCGAAACTTAGCGACCTCCGCGAATCCGGCAGCATCGAGCAAGACAGCGACATCGTTTGCTTGATCCATCGCCCCGCGTATTACGCCGTCCAAGACGAGGAACCGGAAGTCCAAGACGCCGAGCTGATCGTCGCCAAACATAGGGCGGGCCGCACCGGCACACTCAACCTCACATGGCGTCCCTCGCTCACCCGCTTTGAGGGCACCGCGCCCGCGGGACGCACCAGCGACAGCGACGGCTCCGTCTACGCACCATCGCCGAAATTATGGGAGGCGCTGAACGAATGATCAACTCCCGCCAGAAAGGCGCCAGCTTTGAGCGCGAAGTTGCCAAGGCACTGACCGCCGAAGGTTTTCCGGCCAAGCGGGGCGCGCAAGTCAGCCAAGGATCTTGGGGGATCAGTGCGCCCGACGTGATCGTGCCCTGCTTGCCGGATTGGCACTTCGAGTGCAAACGCCACGGCCGCGCCCGCTTCGATCTGGACGCTGCCATCGCGCAAGCCTACCGCGACGCCGGCCGCAAACACTGCGCCGTCATCCACCGCAAAGACCACTGCCGCATGCTGGTCACGCTGACCATGGAGGACTTCTGCGAACTCCTGCGCCACTCCGACTTTCCTATCCAACCAAAAACACAACCAACCACATAACCATGCCAAATAAAACCCTAACCACACCCGTGGGCATCGCCCGCTATCCTCACCTCAACCGTCCCGACACCAAGTTCGACGACGTGGGAGTGTTCAAAGTCAACCTCGAGCTAACCGCCGAGGAAGCCGAGCCGTTCATCAAACAAGCCGAGGAGCTTTTCTCCGCGTTCGTCGCCGAGAAAAAAGCCGAGCTGAAAAAAGACAAGCTCAAGCTCCACGCCGCTCCGTGGGAAGACAACGACGGTCTCGTCCAGTTGAAGCTCAAGGTCAAAGCCGTGGGCAAAGACAAGGCCGGCGAGACCTACAGCCGCGCGCCGAAGCTCTTCAACGCCTCCGGCGACATCATCACCGACAACATCGGCGGCGGCAGCAAGATCCAAGTCGCAGTCGTTCCCTACTGCTGGTACACGGGCACGCTCGGCGCTGGCATCACGCTGCAGCCCAAGGCTGTCATGGTGCATGACCTCGTCACCTGGGGCGATGGCGGCAGCGCCGTTGCCTACGGCTTCGACGTTTCGGAAGCCAAGCCCGCCGCTCGCAAGACCGGCACCGACGACGAAGAAATTAGCTGGTAATTTTTATGCCCAAGAAAAACACCACAACCAAATCCACAAGGGGGGCGGCAAAACGCCGCCTCCCTTCGGCCAAAGCCGCCAAGCCCGCCGAGCCGGATCGCTTCACCGAGGACGGACGCAAAATCGTCCGCCTTGAGAAGACCCGCGCACACCAGAAGTATCCGTTGGCAGACGGCACCGACGTTCCCGGCGCCTCAACCATCGCCAAAATCGGCGAGGACTCAAGCGGCCTCATCCACTGGGCGTGGAAGCTCGGCATGGATGGCCAAGACTACCGGAAGGTCCGCGACAAGGCCGCCGACATCGGGACCATCGCCCACTTCCTCATTGAGTGTTTTCTCCACAATCACGTTGCCGACCTCTCCGAGTTCAGCCCTGCGGATGTCGAGAAAGCGACCATTGCGTTCAACAACTTCAAGCGCTGGTGGGACGAAGAGGGCCTCACCGTCATCGAGCCGGAGGTGCAGTTGGTCTCCGAGGAATACCTCTTCGGCGGCACCATCGATGCGCCCAGCCGCGACCGCGACGGAAAGATCGTCTTGTTGGATTGGAAGACGAGCAAAGCCATTGTTGGCGCCCACAAGGTGCAGCTCGCCGGCTACGAGCAATTGTGGAACGAGAACCGCCCCACAATGAAAGTCCAACGCCGCGGCATTGTCCGCATCGGCAAAGAATCCCCGGATGACTTCGAGGTCGCTTGGCTGTTCTCAGCCGAGCCGTTCTGGAAGGTCTTCCAAGCGCGTCTCAACCTCCACTACGTCCAGCTCATGGCGAAGAAAGCCGCCTAAATGCAAACCGCCAAGCAAACACTCGATGCCGCGTCATCCGCCGTCTGCGGATCACGCAACGAAGACTACGGCTCGCCCGCGGATGACTTCGCAACGCAGGCCGAGATGTTCTCCAGCTACCTGTCGCGCACCAACGGCGCGCAGGTCTTGGTCACGGCATCCGACATCGCCGCGCTGATGATCCTGGTGAAGATCGCCCGCCAAGCGCACTGCCACAAAGCGGACAACTGGATTGATGTCGCCGGATACGCCGCGTGCGGCGCCGAGTGCGATGCCAGGCAAGCCGACCTCGCCTAATGCCCCCGCGCAGAACCATCGCCATCGTCCGTAAGAAGCTCGGCCGCGAAAAAGCGGACGGCATGACGCTGGGCGACGGCAAAGTCTACATCGATCCGCGTCAATCCGGCGCGGACGAGCTAGACACGGTTCTGCATGAGCTGCTCCACCATGTCTGCCCCGACATGAGCGAAGAAGCGGTCGCCGAGAAGTCCGCCACGATGGCGAGGTCGATGTGGAAAGACAAATGGAGGCGCGTCCACGAGTGACCGCCGCCGGCTACATCCTCATCGGCCTCGCCGCAGGCATAGTGCTCGGCGCCCTGGCAGCCTACGGCGGCATGTTCGCCTGGGCCATCCGCTACGGAAACAACGAAGAAGAATAATTATGAAAAAACCCGCAGGACTGTACGCAAACATCCACGCTAAAAAAGCCCGCATCGCCGCCGGAAGCGGCGAGAAGATGCGCAAGCCCGGTTCCGCCGGCGCGCCCACCGCCAAGGCGTTTCGCCAAGCCGCCAAGACCGCCAAAGCGCGCCGATGACCTCCGGTTTTCTCATCGCCTTGGTCGGATTGATCTATTTCACGGTCGCCATCGACCTCGGCCTCATCCAGCACCGCTACTGGCATAGTCTCATCTGGCTCGGCTACAGCATCGCGCAAATCGGCCTCTGGCGCGTCACGATTTATGAGTAAATACGATATTATGACACCGGAAATTGCCGAGATCGACAAGACCATCACGCTGCTAAAAACGCAGCGCAGCAAACTTGTCGCCGCCGCGGCAAAGAAGAAGGCAGACGCTTTGTGCGCCGAGATGCGCAAGCGCAAGCAATCCAAATGACTTTAAACCTGCAGGCTCAATCGGGCTTTCGCCGGGATTCCATGTGGTGTGGTCCCGCGGCGCATGCCGTTATGCCCAGCTCCACCGAGCGAGACGAGTGGGGCGCCTGCACATTCTTTGTCCGGGCAGCATGGTAGGACGGATGAGCGGCAGTGAAGCAGGGCTTCGACCCGCCACATCGATCTCGGGAGGTCACCGTATGGTGTGCCGCAAGATTGGCAACCCGCGTGCTGAAAAGGTGAGCGCTCACCGTTCCCGGCAATCTTTCTGAAATCTCAAATTTCAAATCTCCAATGATCCATGAGTTCGCACGCCCCGTTCCCGTCAAGACCCCGCTCGGTCTTGGCTCGGTGTGGTATGTGGAGTCGCAGGGAGCCTATTTCAACAACATCTACGCCGTGATCCTCGAGGACACCGGCGAGACGCGCTACATGCGCAGCGATCAGT